ACAAGCCCAGCCTGTCGCAGCAGGGCGGCAAGGCCCTGGCGGTCTACGCGATCGCGCGGTTCAAGGACGGCGACATTCAGCGCGAGGTGATGAGCTTCGCTCAGGTGGAGAAGATCCGGGCGAAGGCGACAGGCATCGGCAAAGCATGCTGGGCGAGCGAGTGGGGCGAGATGGCGAAGAAGACCGTGATCCGCCGGCTGGCGAAGCGGCTGCCGAGCAGCAACGACCTCGACCAGGTGCTGCAGAGCGACAACGCGCTGAGCCAGGGTGGGACGCAGGTAGCGGTGATCGATGAGCAACCGGCACAGCCGGCGGCCATCGAGGCTGAGCCGGTGACGGTGGCGGCGCTCAACCGGCAGATCGCAGCTGCAAGCGAAACCGCTGCAGTGTCGACGCCGGAATCTGACGAAACCTCGCCTGTCGGTGATGTTGCGGATCAGAAAGCATTGCAGCCAGAAGTGGTTGCTGATGACCCCTTCTAAGGAGTGCGGCCTATGGGTGAACGTGCGTATTTGACGAGTAAGGAAGTCGCCGATCGTTGGCGGCTCAGTGACCAGACGTTGGCCAACTGGCGCTATGCGGGCAAGGGCCCGCCATTCATCCGGGTTGGCAGCCGGGTTTTATACCCCATCGAGGGGATTCATTCATTCGAGAGACTATCGTCATCATGGCTTTCATCGGACAACTCACAGGCAACCTCGGCCGAGACCCCGAGCTGAGGACGCTGGAGATCAATGGTCAACCACGGATGGTGGCCGACTTCTCCCTGGCGGTGCGACAACCGCGCCGCCAGGGGAGTGAGCAGCCAGCACGGTGGGTGAAGTGCACGGCCTGGGGCCGGACGGCGGAGATCATCACGGACATCCTGTGCAAGGGAGACAAGGTGTTCCTCGTGGGCAGGGTGGAGGCTCCGGAGCTGTTCACGCGGCGCGATGGTCAGCAGGGCCTGGCGGAGAAGTTCACCGTCGAGGCGTTCGAGAAGATGGGCGAGAGCGGCCAACAGCAGGGCCAGCAGCAGCCTGGCGCGGCCCCGGCGGCTGCAGCCGCTCCAGCTCAACCGGCGGCGGCCAACGGTGGCTACGACCTCACCCGGGCATACAGCCCTGCAGAGATCGCGGCAGCAGCAGCCCCGCCACAGCAGCAGCAGCCCCAGGGGCAGCGAGCCCTGCAGCCCGCGCCGGTGTGGAACAGCCAGCCGCCGGCCGGTGGGCATGAAGACCCGCCGTTCTGAGCCGTGATCGAGGCGGAGTTCCTGGCGTCGTTGCGGCGACGCCACCGCGTCGAGTTGGTCCTCACCCTGGCGCAGCTGGAGCAGCTGTGCCCAGGGTGGTGGGCTGATCTCAGCGAGCTGGCCGACCAGCTGGGGACCGATCGCGGCTCACTCAACAAGAGCCTGACGAAGCTGGAGAGCTTGGGCCTGGTCAAGCGAAGCAGGATCAGCAACACCGGCGGCAACTGGGTGTGGTGGGTGAAGCGGTCAGCGGATGATCAGCCGCGACCAGAGGATGAGCCAGGGTGGCGGCTGCGGGATGAAGCGTCGGGCAACGTGAAGCTGGTGTCGATCAGCAGGCGTTGGCAGTGGGCGGCGAACCGCGGAATCAACAAGCACACGTTCGCGTCGTTCTTGAACGGTGGGCAGCGGATGCTGCACGGTCGGTGGCGGATCGTGTCGTCGCCATGGGATGTAACAGATTATTAAGCGCCCCCGGAATCGACCGGCAATGCGCCTTAGGTTGTGCCCACAGCCCGAGAGGGCGCATCACCTCAGGCCATGGACATCCTCGACTCCACCTACTACCGCGAGCACGGCCGCAAGCCCCGCGGCCGCGGCTCCTGGGCCTTCTGCCCCTGGAGCAAGCAGAACGCATCCGACTACCTGGACCACACGGTGTTCAGCCCCGGCGGCATGACGTTCACCGAAGCGAAGCGCTGGGCGCGGCTGCACGCCAGCGACCCTGCCTCGCCGCTGGCCGGTGCCCGCACCGTCGCCGTGATGCCCTGAGCGGCTGTCCCTGTCCCTTTATCCCCCCCCACCATGTCGAAACGCAGCATCACCCTCGTCGGCCGCGCATCGCGGCTGCAGTGCCACCCCGACCACGTTTCCTTCCTGCTGACCGTCAAGGGCAAGGGCCAGCGGCCCGAGCTCGTTGTCGAATGCCACGCGCACCGGCAAGCCGACGTCGAGCGATTCGAGATCATGGACGAGGGCAGCCTCGTTGGCGTGATCGGCACCTTGCGGCCGATCCAGGAGCAGCACGCGCACACCATCGTGCGGCTCGACCGACTGGAGCTCCTGGGGCGGACACTCGCAGAGGCTCAGTCATGAACAGCGATCTCACCCGATGGCTGATCCATGGCGAACGCGGCGCCAGCACCATGGCAATGGTTGCTCACATCGCCGGCGACGGCGGCACGGTCGATCATCCCTACGACCCAGACGATCTGCGCCGCTGCAGACTGCTGGTGGAGCAGGTGAAGTTGATCAGGGAGAACCTGCAGCTGATGACGACCTGTTCCCCTGTCTGGGCTCAGATCGTTGCTCACTGGGATGAGCTGTGCAGCCTGATGGATGAGGAAGCGCCGGAGTGGCGTATGTGCAGGGGCAGGGCGCCGAAGACCTATGCGCTGCTTAAGCGGTGTCGGGGGGTGGCGTGATGTTCAACCCTGAGCTGTTCCCCACCCCGCCCGACGTGGCGGCCACCATGCTCGACCCGATCGACCTGCGCGGCCGGGTGGTGGTCGAGCCCAGCGCGGGCACCGGCAACCTGGTGCAGGCGGCCCTCGAGCGCGGTGCTGCCGAGGTGCTGATGGTGGAGCCTGAGCCGAAGCTGCGGGCCATCCTCGCCGGCATCCAGGGCGACTGCCGGCTGATCGGCAGCGACTGGCTGCAGGTCACCGCTGAGCAGATCAGCCACGCCGACATCGTGGTGATGAACCCCCCGTTCTCGGCGGATGAGCGGCACATCCTGCACGCCTGGGCCATCGCCCCGACCGGCTGCGAGATCGTGGCGCTCTGCAACGCCAACACCATCGAAACCGGCCGATGGGGCAGCAGGGCCAGCCAGCAGCTGCGCACCCTGATCGAGCAGTACGGCAGCAGCCACAACCTGGGCCCGGTGTTCGAGGACGCTGAGCGCACCACGCGCTGCGAGATCGGCCTGGTGCGACTGACCAAGCCCGGCCAACGTGTAAGCGGCGCTGATGAGTTCGACGGCTTCTTCCTGGGCCCGGACGACATCGAGGCCGAGGGCCAGGGCCTGATCAAGTACCGCCGCAGCCGCGACCTGGTGAACCGGTACGTGGAGGCCTGCAAAATCTATGACCAGCAGCTGGAGGCCGGCGTGCGCCTTCAGGCCCAGGTGGGCGGCATCTACAAGGGCGAGCTGGGCATCCAGATCAGCATGGAAGGCTGCGCCACCAGCCGCAACCGGTTCCGCAAGGAGCTGCAGAAGTCGTTCTGGGAGTCGGTGATCGCCGAGATGCTCCCCCGCGAGATGGCCACCAGCCAGCTGCAGGGTGACATCAACAAGTTTGTGGAGCAGCAGACGAAGGTGCCATTCACCGAGCGGAACCTGTTCAGGACGCTGCAGGTCATCGCCGGCACCACTGACCAGCGGATCGACCGGGCTGTGGAGGCCGCATTCGATGAGCTCACCCGCCACACCCACGAGAACCGCTGGCAGGTCGAGGGGTGGAAGACGAACGACGCCTACCTGTTCAACCAGAAGTTCATCGTGCCGTATCTGGTCGAGCCGGACTGGAGCGGCGGCACAGTGAGCATCCGCTACGGCGGCAACAAGAGCCGGGTGCAGGATCTGGTGAAGGCCCTGTGCTACATCACCGGCCGGAAGTACGAGGAGGTCGAGAAGCCTGATCGGCCCGCCGGGTTCGACCGACTCGAGCCCGGTGTGTGGCACGACTGGGGGTTCTTCGAGTTCAAGGTGTTTAAGAAGGGCACGGGCCACTTCAGGTTCAAGGACCTGGAGGACTGGGCCGCCCTGAATGCCAGGGTGGCCCGGATCAAGGGCCTCGTGCTGCCGGAGAAGCTCCGGCGCAAGTCCACCCGCACTACCAAGCGATGACCACCAACATCAACGAAACACTGGCCGACCGCGGCAGCAGGTACGGCAACTTCATGGGCCACTCCGAGGTGACGCAGGACCTCAAGGAGTGCGTCATGGGCCACCTGGCATCACGCGCCAAGACGCTGGCGCCTGATCAGCAGGAAGCGCTGGACATGATCTTCCACAAGATCGGACGGATCATCAACGGCGACCCGGACTATGCCGACAGCTGGCACGACATCGCGGGCTATGCGCAGCTCGTCGCCGATCGTCTCAACGGAGTTGAGCGATGATCCAACTCACTGACACCACCCAGGCCGCCATGGCCCGGGTGGCCACTGCCCCCGCAACCAGCGAGCAGGGCCAGCTGTTGCCCACCTTCCACACCACGCCCGCCGGCGAGATCCGCATCCAGCTGGGGCAGGTGTGCGGCACGGTCAGCAGCTGGCACATGGTGCCCGTCAAGATCCGGCAGCTTCGCAGGCTTCTGCCATGACCACCTCCCGCACCTGCCCATCCTGCGGGGGCACCCATGTTCAGGTGCCGCTCAGCCACCGGCGCAGCTATGGCGTCTACCGCCGGCTGGAGTGCTGCCACTGCGGCCA